CCTCCGACTCCTCCTGGTCCTCCGGGTCCACCTATTGGTCCAGTCTCACCTTGTCCACCTTGAGGTCCGGCTGGTCCGTTTCCTCCGACTCCTCCTGGTCCTCCGGGTCCACCTATTGGCCCAGTCTCACCTTGTCCACCTTGAGGTCCGGCTGGTCCAGCTCCACCGGGTCCACCTATTGGCCCGTCTGGTCCTTGCGGTCCGGTTTGTCCTGTAGGCCCTTGTCCGCCTAGATCGCCTGTAGGAGCGAACGTAAATATAGCGTTGTCACCATCGGTTCCTGGTCAGCCACCACCAGACAATATGCCTGAAACACTAACTTCTACATAACCAGACGCTTGATTAACATCTATAACATTCCAAATATGGAAATTAGTTTCGTTATCTGGATTAGCAATACATACTTGTCCCTTTACACCTGGAGTAGTTGAGTTATCTCAACTGCCTACATATGCAGTTAGACTATTTCCAAAAGCATCAAGGTTATCGAAAGTTATGGTGGTTATGCCTCCAGTATAACCTGCGTCGTAAGTTCATTGACCGGTGCCTGGATCTCCTGCTGCATGGGAGGAGTTATATGTCGATGTTATAAAACCGGCTGTTAATCCAGTAGGACCAGTAGCTCCAGTGCCGGGTAGGTCTGATAGCAGCGCAATCGTACCAGACGCATTTGGTAATAAAATTGCATGCGCAGCATCTGGCTCAACTACAGCTAGTGTTGTATACTTATCATCATCATCCTCAACACCTTCAAATTTAATATTATAAAAGGATTGGTTTCCGGATGGTATCACCAACTGTTGTGTACTAATTAAATTAGCGTTAGTTAAATTATTATCGTTAACATCAATATTGCCGCTTAACGTGATACCTGCCATTGCATTAGCAACATTACCAGCGTCAGTTACATCAGCTAATGCCTCAATCTGACTTAATTTAGTCTGATTAGTATCAGTAAACGCATTAGTATCAGCATTACTTTCATAGGTGGTTTTAATAGATGCAGCATCATAATCTCTACTTACCACTGTTCAATCAGCGATGCCACTAGCTGCTGCAATTTCTGCAATTAATGTATCGCCAGCCTCTATATCATAATCAAAAAATACTCCAGAAACAGTTACTGTATAAACATCACCTTTTGCAATTGAGCTAGGAGTACTATCCAAATCAGGACTATTTGTAGCAGCATCATAACCACCCTTATAACTCATTTCACTAGTCAAAGCACCAGCCACTTCTTGATCTACATAGGTCTCAAGAATTCCGGAAAGTGTGGTTATATTGGAGTCCATAACACCGGAAAGAGTGGTTATCTCTTGGTCCGTGTAAGCTATGGCTACACCGGAAAGAGTGGTTATCTCTTGGTCCGTGTAAGCTATGGCTACACCGGAAAGAGAGGTTATCTCTTGGTCCGTGTAAGCTATGGCTACACCGGAAAGAGAGGCTATCTCTTGGTCCGTGTAAGCTATGGCTACACCGGAAAGAGAGGCTATCTCTTGGTCCGTGTAAGCTATGGCTACACCGGAAAGAGAGGTTATCTCAGTATTTACGTAAGAAACAGTGGCAACCGTGTTATCCGTATCGATCGTAAGGGTATTCCCCGATCCTGTCGTTGTAATACCGAGTCCACCGGAAATAGTAAAGGTTTCACTGCCGGAAATTACTAACGCGCCACCGGTGTCACCTTGGAAGTCCAGGTCGGCATCGGTGATTTGAGATTGGAGAGTTCCGGATACTAAATTAACATATGCTTCTGTTGCAATGCCAGAAGCTACAAGCGATTCTCAACTGTCGCCATCATATTGTTGTAATGTTTCTGTAGAAGGTTTAAATCATATGGCTCCTATAATAGGGCTGCCGGGTGTATCGTCTGAACGTGAAACAATATCAGTTAATGATAATGAAGATATATCATCTGTACCAATTCGTGCCAGAATACCGCTCGCTGCGATGGCAATGGTTTCAACCATATATTGTGAATTGCCCGTACCATCTGGCTGAGTTTGTCTAACCAGTACAGAATGATCATCAGGCTCTCCCCAAGTACCTAACTCAGGTTTTGTGGGTAATGCATCTAAAATATTATTGACCGCTGTTAATACATCACCATGTAAAGACACTAGGCATCCTCCTCAATTTTAAAGTTTCACAATGCCAGACCATTATGAACGCTGGAATCACAAGATTTTATATGTGTTCCATCAGGATCATGGTTACCCGCACCATCAGTTATTGTAAATTTTCTAGATCCAGGATCATCTACTGCACTAGTAGTATATACAGCGTCTGCGACCCCAACAAACTCGGCATCTAATAAGTTAGCATTGTCTCTATTAGAAACAATTGTTCCAATTGCCGCTTCAGCTGTATACTGTGGTATATCAGCTATTGTCCGTTCATAAAACCCAGCCACTCTATATTCATTGCTATTTAAAGTAGTTGTATCAAAATGTGCTATATTTCGTCCAAATCTGCTTCCATCCATTATAAAGCTGTAATAATCTGTTCCAATATTCTTATAATCTGTTTCTTTAATAGTTATTGTTGCTGTTCATGTAGAATCATTATAGGCGCCCTGATTAGCATAAAGATCTGGTAGAGCTAGTGTTGATGCATGATTATCAGAAGCATCTCTTTCCATATTTACATTAGCCATCAATTGGTTACTGGATACAGTTAATACATATGTTTTATTTGAGCCCGTTTTAGACCTAAAGAATTTATCACTTCCATAGCCCGTAGTCCCATTACTACTTAATGTTAACGTTGGCTCAACATTTGCAATTTTTACATTTGTTTGTCCATATGCGCTGTGTCCATTATATAGGTTTAAAATAGCTGTTACTCTAAAATTAGTTGATGACACGTTATATACAGCTTCATCAGTCGCTTCGACGTCTATTTTAGTCGCGGCATAAGTAGTCGAAGCTGGGATTGTTAGTTGATCCGGAGATGTAGGATCTATATATGAATATGTAGCGGGATAACTTACATGATCATTAGTATGTTCAATTTTGACATTACATTTTTCAGTTCCTTTTAAGGCAGTCTGACCGATGGGAAAACTATTAACTAAAGGTGTTCCAAAAGTTGGTACTGTTTGAAAATCAGCTTTTATAGTATTATCAGTTTTTTTCTTTCTAGACCTTCATAAGCCACCAACTTGTACTTCTAAATACCCATAACCGTTTTGTGCACTAAAATTACCGTCATTAGCGAAATTGCTATCACTTCTACAGGAGTGTAAACGCGTCCACTCTCCCGCTGATACCGAAGAATAACTAGATGCTGTGGTATGTACACTATTAGAATTAGACTGAGTAGCAAATCTTACTGCTTGCACATTTGTACTAGCTCCGGGAGATCCCATACACTGAAAGAAGTCATTATCTCCTAAACAATACTGTGATCCAGGGTACCCATCCGTATTATAAGTAAAATCAAACTCAGCATCAATTTCCATTTCAATCGTAAAGTCTTTCTCACTCTCTATGCCATTGGCTTGATTATAAACTTTAAGTTTAGCATTAGTTCCTCCTGCGGTGCCAGATACAGTATCCCACCATTTTTCATATGCTAAATTATGGTCTCACGTTTTAGTAGAACTGTAGTTAATCTCTCCCTGAACATCTACATCTGTTCCTTCCTCACAGGTATATCTATATAATGGAGTGTAAGTAGTTGAAACAGTGCACTGTACAGTACAGTCTTCTGTCTTTCTAAGTGCCGTGCCATTATCATATGTATAACTTGGTGTAGAAAATGTGGCGGCCCTATTATTCTTTATAATATAACCATCTTGGCTATTTGACGTTATTTCAGGACCATACTGGCCTCCAGTTTCTTTACATTTCATCTTAAAATATGAAGTTGTATCGTATGTGTTAGTTCCTACTGTTAAATTACCACTAAATACTCCTGCCGTTACAGTAAGAGACTGAGTCGAATTTAAAGAGGAGCTAACACTGGTAAATTCGATAGTATTAGCATGCGCCTCACAAGTACCAGATACTTTAATAGTTTGGCCAGTTCTAAATGCTGTTTGAGCACTAACTGACTGAGCATTCCAAGTTCCAATACCGTCTGGATATATAGTGCCGTTAGAATAATTAACAAATTCAAATGAAGTTACTTCTGGTGGGCTATTTAATCTTATATACTCTACAGTTGTGGAATCGCCTCCATCAGATAAGAAAGCAGTTATAGTTTCACTTACAGATGCAGTAGTAATAGAAGCTGATGCTTCCCAAACACGGGCTTCTCCTTCCATAACCTGCCAAGATTGTTTAGAGGCGGTCTTAGTTCCCATATTTAGTCCTGAAAATGTTACACTCTCTGGCATTCAGACGCTGTCCATTGAACTATAAATACGCGCTGTAACTACAATTGAATCATGGTCACTTGAAAATTCAGACAACACTACATTTGACGGCTGAGTATTTGGTACATACACTTCATCTGAAACTGTTCCAGGACCACTAGATGCATTATGAATAAAAATTGCTGTGCCTCCAGCACTGTCTGAATCGATCGTAAGCGTATTCCCCGATCCTGTCGTTGTAATACCGAGTCCACCGGAGATAGTAAAGATTTCACTGCCGGAAATTACTAACGCTCCACCGAGATCTCCTATAAAATCGAGATCGGCATCGGTGATTTGAGATTGGAGAATGCCGGATAGGGTAGTGATATCGGAATTCATGACACCGGAAAGAGTGGTGATCGAGGAATCCATGACACCGGAAAGAGAGGTTATCTCTTGGTCCGTGTAAGCTATGGCTACACCGGAAAGAGAGGTTATCTCGGTATCTACGTAAGAAACAGTGGCAACCGTGTTATCCGTATCGATCGTAAGAGTATTTCCTGCTCCTGTCGTTGTAATACCGGTTCCGCCAGAAATAGTAAGAGTCTCACCGTCTGTAATGTTTAACGCTCCACCGGTGTCACCTTGGAAGTCCAGGTCGGCATCGGTGATTTGAGCTTGGAGAATGCCGGATAGAGTGGCGATATCGGAATCCATGACACCGGACAGAGAGGTTATCTCGGTATCTACATAAGTTTCAGTTGCGATAGAGTTTCCGGATAAGGTTGCAGTGCCAGAAATTCCTATATTTTGTAACTCAACATCGTCAGCAAAAGTATGTGTACTGGTGAGTAGATCATAACTGTAAGATACATCTCTTTTAAAACAGTGCAGTGTAGAACTATTCATTCCTGACTCACGATGAACGTAAATAAAACGTCCATCACCTGTCACATCTAATGCCGCATCGTTACCTCAATCAACTACTAGTTCTACAAGAGTGAGCTCCCCATCTGCGGTAACACTATAGACTCTGAAACCGTTGTTACCTGCAGCCACATAAATAAACTCCCCATCTGCTGAAAGCCCCTGGGCCGTTCCGCCTCCTATACTAACTGAATCCTTATGTGTTAAGGTTCCCGTATCAGACACTGTAAACGATGATAGACCGTGACTACCTGCCACAAAAATAAACCTTCCATCTCCGCATACTGATGTAAATTGTCGGTTTGAACCAGTTCCGGCTTCATGATTATCTACCAAAGTTATGTTACCCTCTGCATCTACAGACACAACTTCGAATCCAGCATTATTAGAGGCTAAGTATATATACTTGCCATCCCCTCAAACGCCCAAAACATCATCATTTGGGCCTGAAGCACCATAAGCATCAGTAAAAGTCAATGCTCCTGTTATAGGATTAATACTAAATACCTTAAGTCCAACATCTCCTCCTGCCACATATACAAAGTTATCGTCGGCCCATGCTCCGTATACATAGTTCGTCTCAGTAACAGAAGATTCTTCCGTCACTGTGCCTAAATCATCTATAGTAAGGGTATATATAGTAGCTGTTGCTGCTCCAAATGAAAACTTGCTATTACCCCAGAAAGCTCGATAGCTCCTAGGCATTCCACCAGCCACAGATAAAATTCCAGAATCAGTGGCGCTATATACAACGGCTTTATGAAAAATAAAACGTGAGCTAGCAAAAATGCGGTATACACTTGTTGAAGCTCCTGAATTAATAGAGTCTGTTTCTGTTCATGTAGGTTTATAAACAGTAGTAGTATCCTGTTTATCAACATAAGCCCTACTAGCTAATCTATTCTTTCAAACTTCAATACCTTCTCCATTATAAACTCCACTAGTGGTGTAGGAATATAATGCCCGAGCGCTATTATAACTTGTTTCTACATCATTTTTTACAGTTATGTCGCCTCCAACACTTACGTTTCCAGCTACCGTAAGACCTGAAACAGTTAAATTATCGTCAGTATTTACAGTTAGTACGTTACCGGAACCGATTGTATGAAGATTGGTTCCACCGGAAATAGTAAGAGTCTCACCGTCTGTAATGTTTAACGCGCCACCGGTGTCACCTTGGAAATCCAGGTCGGCATTGGTGATTTGAGATTGAAGAATTCCGGAAAGAGTGGTTATATTGGAATCCATAACACCGGAAAGAGAGGTTATCTCGGTGCCTACGTAAGTCTCGGTAGCAAGCGCTACACCGGAAAGTGTCGCAGGACCGTGTTCGATTGTGAGACCTGATACAATTAGAGGGCCTGCAACAGTAAGGTCAGTAAGACTAGCAAATTCAATGCCGCTTCCTATAGGATCTACTTTAAGAAATTGATTAGCTGTTCCTATTGTACTCGGTGATAATGTCTTTCCTACATATTGATAAACTGAAATTTTTGGTGGATTAGCGCTAGTTACGCCTGATGGTGGGCCATCATGGAAAATTAATGTTCCTGTTTCTGGATCATACGTTCAGTTATTTTGGCCTAAGGCAATAGGTGTTGAGCCATCAGATTCCCATAACTCATATTTATAGGTAGCGTTCTCACCGGAATCAAAATTAAAAGGTATGGTATTAGCTAGGTCTGCAGAGCGATATGACGCATCATCTGTGCCAATCACAACAGGCAATTCTTTTTTCTCCCAGTACTTAACAACTCCTAATGTTACTTGATCAGCTAATGTTGGAGCCGTAGCAGGTATTGCTCCAGCTTCGATTCATATCTGAGTTCCATATACAAGCGAACGTCCATTAAACGGCTCTTCAAAATATTTCCGTTCGTCATCAGTTAATGCCGTGCCTGCAAAAACTTTTTTAAATAAAAGATCTAGTTTATCTATTGCCATTAGCCTAGTTTCCATCCTGTAAATGAATTAGTGCCTGAACCATCTCAGCCCGAGCGAACATAAACATCGCCTGTTCTAGTAGCCGAACCAAAAGTGCACCGACGGTCGTTAACATCAGATTCAGCTGTGTCTACACAAGCATCTCCGTTACTAGTAGGAGTACCACCTCCGTAAGCTGCATTAGCATCTAATCAACCAGTGCCACTAGCTCCTACCACTTTTATAAAAATTTTAAAATTCTGAATATCAATATATCAACCGGTAGGCCAGCTGCCAGAATAGCCTCCTAGGAACATAAGTCTAATTGATGAGGCGTCCGCTATAGATCCTACTTTTTGGCATATTCATCTCTCGTCATCAGTTATACTTGAATAGTCTGGCCCCTGTGGGAAATAGTTGGTTCAATTTGTGTCGTTATTGGGGTAGGGATGATGGAAATAAAGTCCATTATAGAATGATTCGTTAACACCTCACCCGCTGACTAAAGATTGCTCTGAATCATATTCAGCACCAAATTGGCTAGTTGTACTTCCTTGAGAGGGGTAGTCACCTGATCCAGACCGTACACGAATATCCTCTTCATTATTTGAGCCATAATACGATTCTGCATTGTTATTCGTCCTTGAATTTATATACCAATTTGTAGATATGGAACTTGTTTGGTCATTTCCTATACCAGGCCCGTACCCTTTACAAGTAATATTAGGACTTTTTATAGCCGATGCACCTGACGTAATTTCAATATCGTTACACACCGCCGCATAATCACCAGCAGGTAATCCCGAAGTTTCACTTGGGGAATGCTCAGTGGTTGATCTGCTCGAAACATACGCTTCGCCTATATAACTCGAATAGTAAAAAAATCCAACCGCATCTTCAACCGTAAACGTGACAGAAAACTTAGTTCCTGCATATAGGCTCGGAACGCCACTTCAATAGTGTATAACCTCAGTAACACCTCCATTTCCTCCAACTAAAACCTTATTTGCTATACCTACATCTTCTGAATCACAAATATGAATCTGTTTTGTTGCGAATCCAGTAATGGAGTTGCCACCATCTATAGTATGTTCTAATTTATATTCAAACGCATCACTTTGTGGAGTAAGTGCATTAGTTTGCGATATAATTGCTGACAGCTGTTTATAAAATCCAGCACTTCCTTGTTGACCCTCATAAGGATCTTCATCCGCAGTAATCTGTAATTGTATGCTATTCACCGTGTCAGCAGCTCAGGTTTCATCACCAGTTGTTAAGTCAATAGACCCTCCTGAAACTGTGTAAGTAGCACCACCATCATCACTTCTAGAGGCAGTTAAAGTTCCAACATCCCCATCAAGAAAATCGGAGGATTCAAACTGGGGGGTAGTATCAGTAGCAACATTATTGTGGGCGCTGCCATCACTAGCTTTTTTAGCCAGAAACGTTGTCGTGCTATATATACCCAGGCCAGTTCCTCCAACTATATCTTGTAAATAGTCAGGAGCCTCAGGCGCAAGTAAGGCCATAGTTTCATTTAAATTGTCTATTGCGTCAGTGATTGTTGTACCTGTTCCTAATGTTACTAATCCATCCGATAAATCTGCATCAGTTGGAGTGCCAAGAGTAATTTCTGATCCTAATAAACCTGCTCCCCCAACTTGTAAATCCTCTGTATAAAGTGTAGCTCAAGGATACGTAGGACTACCTAAGTCATATGTGCCGCTGACTTCTGGTATAATGCTAGAATCAACATCTGCTACAAATGTAACTGTGTCGCTAGTTTGGTTACCAAATGTAAGGTCACCGGATATAGTCGCATCTCCAGTTACGGATAAATCGCCTGGTACTGAAAGATCACCAGAACCATCCAAGACTGCAACAGTCCCTGTCATGTTAGGAAACGTTATATTGTTCAGCTGGGTGGGGGGTGTAAAAGAAAGTTTAGTTTCTGTTAATTCACAAGTAGCAGTTGCTCCCTCTCCAATACCGCCTGGATTAGTAATTATAATCGTAGGCGCACTTTCATAGTTTTGTCCAGCAGCAGTAATTGTAATACTCTGTATAGCTCCGCCACTCTGTAGCGCAGTAGCTGTGGCAGCTGTTCCTCCACCACCAGATATTGTAACAACGACTGTTCCAGAGTCATCATAATCTTGCCCTGGATCCGTTATTACAACTGTATTAGCAACACCATCTCCTCGCCTAACCATATAATCAGTTAAAACCGGTTGACTCAGGGTTAAATTATTTATCTTATTAGCAGGCTGGCCAGTGCTTGTGGTTATATTGGGATTACGTAGTACACCGTCATCTAAGTTGAAACTGATCTTATGGTCGGGGGTATAAGCGCTATGTTGATAACCCTTGGTATATATACCATTAGTACCATAAAATGCGAGTCCGTCGGTCTGAATCTCACTTAAGGTAGGATCAATAGTTCATCAGCCTTCATGTATGCTCTCTATAGCTCCGTTACCTGAAGATTGTACATATATTTGTAGGGGATCTGCAATAAGGCCGCCACCGACTGAAATAGTAGTTGCAGTCAATGAGCCTACATTTAGGATATCTTGGGAATTTGCATCAAGGGAACTAGTGAGTTGACCTCCACTAGAAGTTACTACCTGCTCACTTAATTGGCCAACTCTAATTACAGGCATTTATTTACTCCGTCTTTTTAGGCTTGGATTCTTTACGTTCCTCTGCTAACATTTTTTTAGCCCTCGAAACTAAGATAGCTTCTGAGACAGGTCGTGGCTTTTTAGATTTCGGAGCGCCTTTAATCTCCGTAAAAGCTTCTTTGTAGCCTTTTTTAAAATACGCAAGTCGAGCGTCTTGGAGGTCAGTAAGACGCTGTTCTTTGAGCAAGTCAAGCTGCTTATCTCATGCAGTATTAGCTTGATTTATAATTGCAGTAAGCTTTGTATTATCCTCACGAGCCTGGGTAACACGCCCATCAAGTTTTGCAGCAACACGCTCAGCCTCTTCGTACTGTACTTTTAATGTAAGCAGGTCCTTTGTAATATCACCGTGTAGTCCTTCAAGTTTCACAAGGTCCGCTGTAAAAGTAGCAAAAAGATCTTCGACCTGTATTAGTTCATCAGTCTTATTTAATATCATCTATCTTAGATGGTTAGTTAGTTATTGTTTATGGCACCTGTTTTGTTGGGCCATGTAAAATTACTTCATCATCAGCGTGAATCTCAAAATCCAACTGTGTTGTATTAAAAGTAGCGTTAATATAACCAACAGAATCATCCACTATATCTACTAAGCCGGTAACCGCTGCAGGCTCAATATTTAAACCATTAACTGTCAACGTGTATTCATTTGGATCCATCGTTCCGTTAGAGCCACCAGTTGTGAAATTATCTGCTCCTCTAATACCACTTCACATAACTACCTGTGCATTAGCAATTGGTGTATTAATCGTATGATGGGCATGGTGATTTAAACCGCCTACATAAGAAATAACTTTCTTCATCGCTTCATTAACGTGATGTACGACAGCTCCAGCTGTTACTAGAGATGTGTGATTATTCGTTAATGTACTATTTACAGCAGTTTCTTGAATTCCTATCTGTTTAGTACTGGCAGCTAATGTAAAGCCAACATCTACATCCATGTTACCTACAGCATCAATTGCAACTCCAGTAGTATTGCCCACATCACCGATATCCATTGTACCAGCCGCTGTAACGTTACCAGTTACTCCTAATGTGCCGGCTACCGCTGTATTACCAGTACCATTTGCAACAGTAAACTTATTTGTCGCAACACTGAAATTTCCAGCTACATCTGCTGTGCCTTGCAAGGTTGTATTAGCCTGTACATTCAAATTACCGTCAGCATCTATACCAGAAGCAACTATCTCTCGTACATGTAAATTAGATGTTACACCCTTAAAACTTGCGGCCCAGTAAGATGAAGCAACAGCGTCACCAACCTTATTAAATAACCAAGTAGGATAATTAGTAGATGACTGAGAACTATCACCTATCTGTAAACCTGCTTGCTCACCATTTCCGAAAGATCCGGCTACGCCACTTGCAAAGTTAAGATCCAAAATAGCATCTTCTAGCTGTACTTCACCAGCATCAATAATTGCCGTTGAACCAGCAATATCTAGACTTCCTCCAATATATGTACGGCCTGTTAAAGTATCAACATAGAAAACCGAGCCACTATTATTGGAAATGTCAAGTCTTGAGGCTCCTCTCTCGTATTTCCAAACTTGGTTTGCTCCTTCATTATCAAAATCACTGCTCCAAGCAATACCGTACGGAGCAGATGAAGCTTCACCAGCTCCCATTAATACTATATTATTGTCATCTGTGATTGCATAGACCTCATATGTTAATCCTGGAAAGTCAACATAGCTACCACCCGCAAAACTAATTTGGATAACCTCGTCAGTGTCATCAAAAGCAGCTTGTAGACCATGACTGGGCATATGACATGACACTCTAGAATTAGATTCCAGGAAGTCATTGGAGCCCATACTACCACTAATATCAGCATCATATATCCATTCTAGCTTATTACTACCTACGCCATCAAAGACGACGTTCCCTGTGTTCTTTATTTGTCTTGTTAAATCGAGTAAAGGCATCGTTTAACCTCCTATTTTACTTTATTAATAAATTGTCCATTTTAACTTTCCTGAATACCGCTTAATAAAACCTGATACTCTAGCTCTTTTGCCGTTTTAGCGCTGATTGATGTAAGCCTACCTTTAGCAACTTTTTTATATGCCATCGTCGTAATTTTCTCTCTAAGGTCCACATCTAACGCATCATCAAATATTTTTAAATTACTATCTTCAGTTATCATATACTCAAATGTAGATCCGCTAACTGTTGTAAAGATGCTACCAGTATCTTCTGTAAATTTCGTTCGCAACGCTCTCGGCAATAAAAAATGGCTATATTCCGGTTTCGTTAAGCATAAAGTTCTAATACTAGATATATCATGTGTATTTACATTTGGTTCATTTGATAAGTGAAACATCGTTTTACTCGGCGAGTGATTTATTCGTGCCCAAGTTGCAGGTTTCAGAGTTCTAATATCAGCTAACGTATCAATAAAAGCATCTCGAATCGTAATATTATAAGTATCATCAGGTAGCTGTGCTTGTGATACATCCTCAACTATAAGTTTTTTATCATGATAATTTGGTTTAATTCTTTTTTTGGTAATTGCCATTTTGTCTTCTCCCTACTCTTTCTGGAAATAAATTCCAATTTGATCTCCATCTTGTAAATTAATACTACCGCCCATTTGAGTGTTGTGAATGGTCACATCACGTGTCCCGATATGAAAGTCTACAGGTGGGGCACCAGGAGTAAAAGCTCCATCCAGTTGATTGGTTCTAGATAAATAATATAATCCATTAATCAACACTAGTACAGAGCCGTTTGTCAAATGCGCGCTAGATGGTTCATCCACAAAATCTAGTGGAAATTTTCAGCCATTGGACAGTTCCTCCCCATCTGTAAACACTTTATTTTCAAAGAACATAGTATTCTGAAATAAATGTAATGAGTCAATACGCGTCTCAAGGTTTACATCATTAGCATTTCATTTTTCACGACCTGTATTAAAGTCATCATTTAATCCAACTTCAAGTATGGGGTCCGTTATGTGTGGCATTATACAGAATATACCTTATCTTCTTGTGCAATTAAGCTACATTGCGCATTTTGTTCAATTATAAATCCTTTTTTTTCAACAGTTCGTACTGATCTTACTGCTCACCTTTTATTTGACTCATCTACAATTACATCCTTTATCTTTAATGGTGGATAATTAAGAATAGTCAATAGGCTATCTGAAGGCCTTCATTCTCCATACATTGTTATTTGATTGTATTTAGGAGATGGATTCATCATACCAACGACAGATAAGGGTGAAAAATAACCGTTAGTTCATCCAGTTCCATGACACTCTAGGCAGTCATCCCAACGAATTCGCATTAATACATCATCTCAACAAAGACTACAATGAGTTCCAAATGTACGACGTTTTAAAATTTTTAATGGTCGGCCTGAATATTTTTCAAGGCCTAACGACTTACGTCTAAGAATGGCCTGATACGCCTTATCATCGCTTTCATCTCGCATATACCCTGCTTTAGTAGGTCCATTTCCGGCCAATTCTCACCCGGTTAAACCATTTGCTGTTGCTCAGGTAGCTCCATTTCGTATACCATCACTGGCTCCGTAACCATTTGTAGTCGGGCCCTCATCAACAATACTATTACCTTCAGCCGCATTTATACGCCAATAATGTTCCATGTTATCTTTTATACTGCTAGGTGACTGATTTATATCAAAAATCACTCCGTTATTATATAGAGGTCCTATCATATTTTCATTGGCATTATGGAAAATTGCAACCTCTTTAATATTACCTTTAAAATGAGAAGGTTCAGCTACTGGTACCGGATCAAGGTCCTCAGGCATATAAGCACCAATCATGCCCGGCTCACCTTCGTGCCGTGGGTCAAGTGCAGCAATATACGAAGTAATAGCTTTCTCTTCACCATCAATTCAGAATTTCATCTCGCCAGATAGAGTAATCGTACCTACATAATGATGCCAATAATTATCGGTAGGAGGTTCCTCATCAATAGCGGAATGTCATTCGGACCCATTATATGCTGTAAACTGTGTACGTGTTAAATAGATTCCGTAACGCGAATACAAGTATGCTAAAGGATTATTAGGAAAATTTCCAGCTGTGCTATTACTGCCTTTAGCTCAGGCCGACACTGTAATAGGTAAATTTTGATATGTAGCACTGCCTACATTTACAGAATCATTTACCCCATCAAAATATAAGGAACTGCCTGTACCTTTATATATCCCTAATTTATAATACCATAATCTATTTGGATCATAAAGATTAGTTAAAGTTGTATCTGTATAGCCAAAACTATCTGCAGCAATTCCGGAAGCAATTAAATCAAACCCAGTTAGATCATCACCTCCAGGTGCTTCAGAACGATACACTGCAACCTCATAGTCAGAAAGTAGGTCTGGTCCAGACTTAAATTCTCACGAAATATTCCGTGAATCTACGTCTGTTGTTGATACATCTATATCTTTGACAGTCAACACTAGCTGAGATTGCCTTCTCTAACATCTTGATACTCCGAATGTACGCCGCCATACCCCGCTTCCACATTTACTCCAATCTTCATTAACTGAATACCTTTTTGGTATTTAGCAACAAGAATATTGAAGTAATTAATATAGCGTCCATATTTATCAGTATCTTGTACTGTAACCCCGCCTGAATCATTATACGTTATAGTATTACGTGCAGATAAGATCCCTTTACGAGTTAAAATTTGTAAGAGTGCGCCTAATTGTAAAATATTAAAACTTGGTATATCTTGAAAAATGTAGGCGGTGTGGGGCAAAAACTCAAAATTAATTTCTTCAAGTGCATCTTGTAAAGATGTATATATCTCTGTATCAGTGCACTCTTCAACTCCTTCTAAGATATTTGCAGTCGCAGAGTCTCCTAAATAAGCACGTACTCTATCTACATATAATTGTTCTTCGAAGCCAATCAGTAATGGCAACATATCTTTAGGTTTAAGCATTGTCGTAATCCTCCATAACTACAATAGATAATGTACCACTAGTTGGAATGGTCATAGTCGTGCTATCGGTATATGTTATCTCGAACTCTCCTAAATATACCCCCGCTGTGTCCGTATCCGTTGTTCCTCATGCATGTCTCACTTGCCCTGTTGAACCATCAATAATCGTACATAAAACTCTATTAACTTTAATTGTCTGTTTCGTGTTTGCATCTACCATTGTAAAAGTTACGCCCTGCACAGTAGCGTCTAAATCGATCGCCTCACCATCAACATCTTGTAGAGCGACGTCTAAATGGGGCCTTCGATCATGGCGTTTCATAAAAATTGTGCTAGATGCCATTTTTAATCTCCTATTTCTTTTTAACTTTTGTCGACTTTGTTATTGATACCACCTCAGCTGCTGTACTACTAGATACTGAGGCTGCGGTACCATGTGCAAATTCAGTCAATTCTACTGTTGAAGGTCCTTCTGAGTCAAGTTTAGCACAAGCCTGTTTAATACTCTTTACTTCCGCCTTAGATAGGCCAGCTTGTAACAGTAAAGCTTCTGTAGTTCCAGCAGTCTCGTTGTGTAATTGGGTTGCTAATGCATTTAAAACCTCTAGACTCGGAGAGCCTGCTGCTAATAATGCTAATTGTTTACTAGCAATACTAGTAACTATTGATGATGTGCTGCCCGCTGTTAAATTTTTTAATACACTTCCACTGGCACTATTGAGTACATAATTCCGATCATCTTGTTCAGCTGGATAAATCACAGTATACATCAATTCAAAAAAACGCAAATAAGAAAAATCTGATCCAAAAGATAGTGACGTAGACGTTCAACGACCCTCAGGTGTTAATGGAAACAATTGGGGGTCTTTCCCTAAATCTAAAATCGCATTCTTATAAGGCTCACTTAATTGTAACATGGTATTTTAATATAGGGCGCAGGACGGGTTTAGTCAAGAATCTTTTTAAACAAAAAGGGAGCCCAATGGACTCCCTTTAAGTTATAGATTTAGATAGTTAATCTACTAGATCTACTGTATCTCTACGTAAGCACATGCTTTAGAGTTACCAATTCCCATACCAAGTGTTTCATAAGCAGAAAATGTAATTACATTTTTCTTCTTATCGATATAGAATTTAGTATCATTCAATACAAAGAAATTTCCGAAGAATTCCTGAGCAGCAAATGTGTAGATACGATCTTTATTAGTCGAGCTGTCTTGAAGCATACTAACTTTATTAGAAACAATCAGTTTACGTCCAAATAGTGTTGCATATGTGTAACCATTTACAGACACTTCAGAACCAACTGCGTCACCAACTGTTGTAGCATCCCACAAGAACAGTTTATTAAACATCGTATTGCTCATCAGCATTAATTCAGCACGCAATTCAGAACCATCAAGAAAGTTAAACAAGGTTTCGAATGATGATTTTTCAAAAGCGCCACCAGATGCAAGTGTTACATCAGCAGCATTAGAAGATGCGTCAGCTGCTGTGTTAACAGCAGAAATGAAATGTTCGTCCTCAATCTTCTGAATATCTTTAACGCTGTTGCGTTCGATAACTTCAGTAAGAGGCATTTCATAAGCTAACAGCTCTTCTTCTGTTTTTTGAAAATCTTCTGAACTAATCATGAAAAATGGAATCTCATACCGATCACCTTGTAGGTAATTAGTAGTTGGTGCTCCACGGAAATTCAGAGTCATAGCCTTAGAATCGGGCTCGATGTCGACGATCTTAACAAGACCATCATGATTTACGGATCTTTGCAGATCAGCTTTTGTAACATATTCTGGTTGAATTACCTTTCTTGCGAAAGATACCTCTCTCAGTTTGTTACGGATGAAGGCAGAACCTTCCTGGGCAACCTTTTGCAGGCCTTCAGGAGAGTTCAACTTCTGAACAAACAGTTCATTTATTGTTGAAGCGGATATATTATCACTCATTTTTATGATCTCCTTTTATTTAGCCGCAAGTTATATATTCTAAGAAAGAATATGACGTGCCGTTATAAGTTTCAGTTGTTTTATTGCCTAGTGCATAGCCAATAACATGTTCCGCGGCTGCTCCTGCAGCGCCTAATTTTCCAGCAGCACTAGTTACAAGTGCATCTCCAGCAGCATACACGGCATCATCAAATTGGTCTGTTTTTGCACGGTAGATACCTGCTAAGCAAGTAACGTTACCAGTTGCGCCTTCATCAGGGCTCCAGGCGTCTGCGCCTGTAGACTCTGTCCAAATTTGATATCCAATACCGGATGCTGTAGGAGCTGTACCATCTGCGTTTACAAAACTACCCTGAACAGCAGTACTCATGATACTGCCTGTAGGGACTTCTAGCTTTATAATAGCGTTTACATCGCTAAGTAATCTTAACATTATGTAGTTCCTCCAGTTATAGCTAATCGTTTAGCTATTGTTATTTGTTTAATACTCATCAAGCAACATGCGAGTTAAGGGGTCAAGAGTTCCATCATCCTGAGGACGATCACTTAATGATCCAAAAGCGAAGTCAGAACTTCCACTCTTGTGCAGTTCAATCGCCTTCTCAATGATCTCTAGCTCCTTAGGTGTCTTAGACTCAAAATGTGTAATTAAATTTAAAGCCTCTTCAGACACAATGTTACCTGACTTTACTAAGTCAGAAACCAAAGCATAAGCCTTCTCAGAACTACTTTGTTTCTCCAAAAGGACGTCTTTTTCCTCTTGAAGCTTTCTAATAGCCTGAGCAGCCACTTTATTTAGCTTCCGTTGATCCATAATATGAATCGGTACTTATTCTTTAGAGCTGTTAAGCTCTTCTACAAAAGAACGGGCCATAATTTGACCAGCTTCCATATACTCTGCCACTTTTTCTACATTCGCTTCTTCATCAATATCTTTGTCAATAAGATAAGATGCGAGCTTTACAACATCAGCTTCAATATAATCATCGCCATATTCGTCTGTTAACAACGTATTTGCGGCTTCTGCATATTTTGAAATAACATCTATGCGATCATGAACAAGTTCTTCTGCTTCTTTGTTCATAGTAGCTTCACTTTCTTCTTCCTGAGCAGATTTCATCATATTATCGTATGTATCCATTAAATTACTCATTAGAATTGTCCTCCTGGAAATAAGTGTTATATAAAGTTCCAAGTATACGAGATTCTGGAGACTGGTCTTCATCAACAGATGCTGCTTTAATTCTGTTGTCAGAGGCAGTTGATCCAGCTGTTTCGTCTGGTGCTTTAGCTGGAGCTGGAGCGGCTTCTGAATTAGCCTGTACATAAGAACCAGACCGTGCAATACCTTCCATCTCTTTAAGTTTTGCTACAACTGCGTCAACTTTGCCAGCTTCCGGAATATCACCCTTAACAAGTTCATTAATACCTTTTTTAGCATCATCCATGTTAGGTGTATATGGTCCGTCACCAACAGCTATTTTTTGCAGTTCATCCATAAAAGCTTGTGCCATGATTCTTCCTTTTGCATCAGATTCTGCTGCAACTTTTTCTAAATCAGGGTTATCTTCTGGACTAGTTTCGTTAGTGTCAGATGAAGGTTCTTCTGTTGCTTCTGCAGTTTTTTCGTCTGTTTCAGGAGTCTCTTCCTTATCAGATTTTTCTGCGTCGACTACGCCTTCAGCAAACGTTTCTTCTGCCGTCTTTTCTTGTTCAAGAGACGCCAGAATTTCATCTATGTTTAATCCTTTAGCCATATTACTAATTCTCCTTTGTTGTTACCGTTTTTAGTTTACAGTATTAACTGGTTATAAAGCGAATTAACTGAACTACTATCCATCTGAGATAGCAGCTCCGCTCTTTTCATAAGTCTTACTCCCGTAGAAAGTGCGCCACTCATTCCCGCAGCTGTTAAAAACGGATGTTTACGTACAAAATTTTCTGTCTTACTTATAGCTTTATTTCTACGTACATCAGCTTCTGACTTGCCTGCTAGAAAATAACTTAAAGGAACAGATATAAACATGCTTGGAATTAAAGTCCCGGCAGTTTTTTTGAAATAGGTATCCTGCATTGCAAGAGAGCCTAATGTTCCTGATCCAACAATTAATGGCATGATCCACGGATGCCTAGCAACAACACGTTTAAAACCACGAGATTCTGGTGAACTAAGTAACTTAGCATATCCAGTATATAGTGCTCCTAATCCAGCTAACGCCCCAAGGGGGCTTTTTGTCGGCTTGAATATAGGATCTTCTTGAGTACCAAGAAGCATCTTACGTAGTTGGCTGTGCTCCCGCTTTGGCTGTTTATTTCATTCTAACTCGCTATCTGGAGTAGATTGTTTTGGGAACAGCCCGTATTCTTCCAATAAGTCTCTAAGAGCCTTTAGGTCAATGCCATCCTCGTCTGCTGGCTGATCTTTTCCGTATGGAAATGCAGCTAATTTTTCAACAGCTCGAGAAATAACAATGGCCTTGTTTAAACTCAGATCTACAACACTGTCTTTTAAAACTGAGGCAACTTTATCATTAAAGTTATCTATTTTAACACCTTGTGGTACGTGAGTACGGTTAGGGTCAGCTTCAAAAACAGCTCCTATAGATTCCAACTTGCTCGCTAGTTTTATTAACCCAGCCGAGTTTAAAGCAAGTTTCTGAAAATCTTGCCGTGAAGGCATCATTTTCAGGGTAAGCATAGTTGATAAAATCTGGTCAAAACTATGCTTAGACAATTGTTTAACAACATCATCTCGTAACTTTCCTTGACTACTAAGTAGTAAGTTATCAGGATCTTTACTAAAAACTGCCTCCGTTGGCAGCTCAATTTTTTTCTTAATTGTACTCTCAGTTACTAAATCTCCTAACTTTCCAAGATCCAGACCAAGTTCAGCGCTCAAACGTGGCTGTACATTAAGACTTCCAACTTTAGATAAAAATCCAGCTGTACTATCAGCAGGTATGGTTACGATACTAAGATCGAAAAATTTAGGCATGGTATTAATTGCATATACCCGACGCCCATCATCATATACATTATTCATTTCTTTTTGTAAATGTCCACAATAATTTGTTAAAGTTTTTGCTTTATTCCCACAGATAGAGCACACATCAAATGGAACTTTGCAACCCATAGAAACTGCAGGTAACTCGCCCTTGTTTAGGCGATCAACTATTGGAGCTGCTTTTATATCATCTAATTCTAATACTAGTTCTACACGGTTCATCTTAGGGTTATAATAAGAAAAGGTAACACGGCCCATGGCTTTACGAGGGTCTTTATTAATATGGTGTTTATAGACATGTCCATTTGCTTCAAAAGTCTTATGATAATCTTTTAAAGCTTGAACAGGGAAATAGTCCCCATTTCTATTTGAGCCATAATGTTCTCCTGCAGACATTGCATTTACCAGCGCGTAAGTTTTACCGATTTGCTTGGATAAAGATGTAAGAAATTCTTGTAAAACGTCGGAATACGTAGAAGCTTTCTTACGTAAATTTCCGGGATGGATTAACGTAAGAACTTCAGAATCATGATCGCCATATTCATATTCTAAAACTTTATTCAAAGATATCTCCTACTGTATTACTATTGATTACTTCGCGAGTCCCATGTATGGGCTAATAGCTTTAAATCCCAAACTATGTTTGTCACGAATCCCCACTGCTTTTTGCTCAATATCTGCTAAATTTTTAATTGTATCAGGTGGTGGTCCACCAAATTCATCCATTCTAATGGCCTGTCTAATAAAAGCTCCAGCTCCTAATGGATCAGCCGCTAGGCTGGGTGAAAATCTATATAATGTCTCAAAATATTGCTCTACTTTAGCCTTAGGAAAATTACTTAACTCAGGATGAGCAGCCATAATACTTGCTAAAGTTCTATCTCTCATTGCCATCTTTTTAGAAGCCTGCCATGCATCCACAGCGCCTTCTGCTATGATCTCTGTTCCAATAGCAGCGCCTGTTATTAATGCTCCTTTACCTGCATAGCCGAGATATTTGCCTGCTTTGAGTTTTCCCCATATACCGCCAAGGGTAGATCCAATACCACTAACTTTCTGAATCTCAGTTTTAAAACCGCTCACTAGGATCTTTGATTGCGATATTTAGGAGATAACATTTTTCGTTGCAAAATTTCTCCTTGTTCACGCCGACCTTTAGATTTACCTATACCATAGGCAGCGGCGCCACCTAAACCTACTAAAACTAATTTTTTATGAGCAAGTAAAGCTTTTGCTAATCCTTTGGATGCTCCTCCTACAGTCTCGGCACCGCCAAGTAATAATTTTTTTAAACCGCCTAATGTACTAGATTCTTTTCTTAATTCATCATATCTATCAGCAAAAGTTACAAACGCACTGGCAATTTTATGAAACCTATCACCATAGTATTCTAATTCTTCTCCAGCCTTATAAATATGAGATTTAGGATTAATCATTCCCGTAAATGAAGCTTTTTTATCTATCTCAATATGAGGCATTGTATCTTTTGCATACTCTATAAAATCCTCTGCTATATAGTCCGAATAAGTTGGGGCTGCAACTTTAATAATCTCTAGTACATTTATTAAGTTCTCGCCCGTTAAAGTGGCTTGTTTAGTTAAATCCCACAACTTATGATAACTTGTGTCAAATTCTAGTCTAGTCTGTGCAGCTTGGTCCTCGATATAAGAACAGACTCCTTCTAAACGGGAAGCCTCTTTCCGAAGTTCGCCATAAGAAATAGTTTGGCCTGCAGTTTTTTCTAATTCACCTTGTATACCTGGAAATAAATTCATAGAAGCAGTTTTTATTGGTGGTTCCTCATAATCATTAATTCCCTCTTCAGAAGATGATTCTGGCTCTGTCAAATCTGTATAAATAACTTTTGCATCTGCTAGTGGAAAATCAACATACTTATCCTCTGAGGTTTTTATCAAATTAAGGTAGGCATCAACGTTAGCTGATTCCACAACGCGGTGAACCTGTTGTAAATTTAAATTATGGGTAGTGGCGAGCTTTAAGATACTAGTATTAAGAGGTTTACCTCCACTAATAAACTCAGTCGCAGCGCTCTTTCCCAAATTTTCTAAATCAAATGAACTAATCATATCCGTTTAATATAAGAATAACACCAATTGTTGTCAAGTATTTTTTATAACGATCTGAAGCTACTCATTCCGTGGTACATTTCCGCGCCAACAATTGCAAATAAAGTTGCATGAAAAAAGTCGTCTGGACCTTTATTAATATAGCGTAATGTATTAGTTTCCAATTTATAATCCATCTGTATATTTAAAATATCTTGTAATAAAATCTCCAAATCATCATCAAGTTTCGGAAAAATAATTTCCTTATTTCTAAATTTTTCAAACATATTAGCCATGATCTGCGTTCGGTTCAGGGTATATGCTGGTAACTTATCATTTCATTTAATAAGCTCTTTTTGATTGGGCAAATGTTGAAACGATATTACTTTCTGAAGTCCTAGTATTTTTCGAAGCACAGAGTTTGAGGCCTCGCCCATACCATAATCTGAGCATAAATTTACACACTTTCACACTTTCATTAAACGAACTACTTCATCATGAATAAAACTGTACTCAGCCTCTTTACCAATAAAACGTTTCCCATACAAAACTTCAAAGGTGGTACCCTGAAGCCGTACAATAGATATATTAGTATATGATTTATCGGAATTAACTGGGCCGTAATCAATTCCCATAAATAAATCACCAGATGTATCATGTCTCGTTGGTGTTGTTATCATTTTACGTTCACTGCAACATGAAAAGAGTTCATACCGAGTAATTGGTGAAGCTCCTAAATCATGAGGCTTAGCCAGAGTTTCATTCATAAAAATTGCTTTTGAAACTGACTGCTGTTTTAATATAATATCCCGCTCTCAGCTTACTCAAGGAGCTCTATGAAAGTGGAGTAAACATACTCTAAAACCACTGTAAGGTGCGTCAGGATCCCCAGTAGAAATTCACTCTCCAGTTTTTGCTTCTAAGGACCTTTCACAATATTGACACATCAGTTGATCTGGTCCAATACAATTTTCATCTAAAATGTTTCACTTATTACAGTGTTCACATTTGGACATTCACTCATACTTAGTAGAGTTCGCTCATCTCTCTTCAAGTGGTCCTAAACTTAATTTTGGTGTGCCAGAAAATCAACTACGTTTATATAAAGAACGAGACATTGTTTCCTCAATAACTGGAATATTATCTTCCATCTGATCTTGAACCTCGTCAAATAAACACATATCTGCAGAATATCCTCTCACCCTGTCTGCATTAAGATGTGCATAACGTAGATACATACGGGAACCATTTAACAGTTGTTTCATAAAAACGTTTTGAATCAGCGCAGAGTTCATATAGTGTTTTTTAACAAAAGTGCTTTGCTCTAAAACCGGAGCTACTCTATCGTGGGAAAATACTTTAGTCTGATCAACCGAGGGAGATATATATAATGTTTTAAAATGGGGTCGCATAATACTTTGTGTGACCATAATATTTGATAACGTTGTGGATTTTGCTGTCTGCCTACTAAATTTTAAAACAACACGACTAGCTTCGCAGTTATATACAGCCCGTAAATACGGGTAATCACTTAATGAGAAATTCCTTCCATTTAAATATAAAAAGGTTTCTGCAAAATCACTAGGCATTAATTCAATAGTTTTTTTAGCCATTATTCAAAATCCGGCCCTTGTGGGAAAGCAGTTCAAGTGCAAAATTGTGCATTATGTATATCATTAGTTCCTGCAAAAGTATTATCAATCCTATTAGGTATTACAGATTCTAAATCTAGCGTTTGATAGCCAGACTTTCTGTAATATATCCCTCTTTCTGCATCAGAAGCTGCGGCCACCACTCGTGTAAGTGCCTGATTGCCTCTAAGATAAACGGTATGATACCAGCCCGCAGTATTATAAGATTCGTCTAACAACATCTCCATCCGTCTAGTCAGTTTATTATCCTTCTGTCATTCACGCAGTCCTATAATACCGGGCACGTCCTTTCCAGTTAAATTATTACGTCCTTGAGACCATTTTCTAACTGAACGCTCCTCGGGAGGCTCTGATCAATTACTCATATCTAAAGCAACAGAGTTGATCGCTTCGTCCTTATAAAGCCATTCTTCAAACGGAATATTATAAAAACGTAATCTATCATAAAATTCCATATCTTGCCAGCCCCAGCCATACATAAAATTATTAGGTCCCTGTGATTTATAGTAAGACTGCGGATCACATTTAAATCCTCCAAAAACCATAAACCCAATTTCAACTTTGCCAGGCCAGCTATAATTGACTCCACTAATAGGAATATTATCAACCCCATTTCATGTCGCATGGGTACATCCTAACTTTTCAAAGGCGTACCTAAACCCAATATTAATAGCCATATTCAGGTTAAATGGAGCCATATGATTAGTTTGTTGCGACACTATTAATTCATAATCATCTCCAATATGGCCTAGATTCTCTTCTAAATAAGGAAGTGTGTGCTCTAAAAAGGGTTGTAAATATTGTGCTCGGTTTTGATTACATAAAACAACAATTCCCATCTTGGAACGCTTTTCTTTAACCCGTCCGTGACATCATAATACTAAAGATTTTCTAACTCCCGAAAGAATTTCACCAACTTTGTGTAGGGTAGTAGGTGTAAAAAAGACTGCGTCACCTTTTTTAGCTGCTCCACTCGTAACGATATTACCAGCCGCGTCTTTAACTAAAAAATCCCCTCCAGTAAAATCTTTGTCTTGATCAGCTAACAAAATTACACAGGTGAAGGCTCTTTGATAAGAATTTTCATCCCCACCAATACCAAAGTCCCCATGCCAGTTATAAAGGCCTCCTGATGTATACATCGTATATTGTGGAGTTTCAAAAAGATAATCGTTATTAAGTTCCAACTCTCAAGCCATTTGAATATTCACAGCCTCAACAATTGGACGAACTTCTGAACGGAGATACTCTAAATGCTCTGAATCGTCCATTCAGCTAATAGGGCTATTATGACGAAACGTAGCCATTTCCTCTGGATCTTTTGGGCCTAGCGCATAATCAACCCCATCTTGCATCGGGTATGCCTCTCCTCATTGAATTACCTTGTCGCAGAATTCGGTAGAAAATACTTGTTTCCCTACCATAGCAGTGGGAGTAGTGATGGTAAAATGGCCCATTTTATTTGCCATCTGTATTTCGGGGAGATTTATACTTAATACGCTGCCGTTTCTTTATACGGCGTTTTTTAGCAGAAGGTTTTTCGTAAAATTGACGTTCGCGAACAATGTCTAAAATCTGACTTTTTTCAATCCGACGTTTAAACCGTCTTAAAGCCTCAACAATATTGTTATCGTATACATAAACACAGGTGCCAATATCTTTATTTTTACGCTTTTGTTTATGTTTCTGTTTAAAGTTCTTCCTATACTTAGTCGCCACTATGCCTGTATGATTTGAGAGCATTTAAGACACGTCCATACTGACCATGCTCGATTAACTTATATAGGATATTTTTAAATGAACGTCGAGGTACTCCTCAACCAACTCCATAAGCTAATTCACGATCAGCATGTATTTGCTGTTCTGCCTCTGATAAGTGTTTTAAGTCTGCATCTAATTCAATTTGTTTAGCCTGTACCTGATCTTTCATATTAGGCTTACTGCGTAACAGATTATAATCTAGCAGATCTTTGTTATATTCCTCGCTAAGTCGAGCGAAATTTCCTTTAAATATTTTTGCGGTAGCTATTTCTTGAGCAAACTCTGCCTGAGGATCTCTGACGGAGTCTCTTGATGGAGGTACTTTTATTCAGTTATCATCTAATACACTATAAACTCCATATGCGGAATAGGAAAAAGGTTTGTCTGATACATAGTAACTAACATAAAAATTAACGGGGTGTTTAGTACCAGGAGCTAAACTTTCGTTATAAGCGCGCATTTTAACATGGTACAATTTAACTTCCTCTTTTGATACATCCGCGCGTAGGTAAACATTCACGTCTATGTCTGACGTATCTCGATATTTATACCCTGTGATAGATCCAATAATATAGACCTTAGCAACAAGTGACTTAGGTACTACATCATATAATTTACTTAATATATAATTTTTAACAGGGGGCCGAAGTTTATACGTACCATTACCATCGGACCATATATCCCAAGCAAGAGTATCTTTAGGAGCATCAAGAAGGCCTGCTATTTTTTTTGACATTACCCTAAACTCCCTATGTAAGGTCCTAAAATCTCACCAAGGCGTCGTAATTTAGGTGACTTCTCGGCCAATCTAAATAATGCAGGGTCTGTATAATTAGCAGCGGCTACTGCCTCTGCAACACCAAAGGTAGGTCCTGGGAAGTTAATTACCTTTTTAGTTATTTTATTTAGTTTGGGATTGTTGGCTTGTGCTAAACTGTCCAATGCCTTAGCTTCGCTTTGCACTTTCGTCTTAACACCTTGAACGGCGGGATTTTGTGTAATCTTTTTTGGAGTATGTTTTCATATAAACTTAGTTATTTTAGATACACTAGCATCTTTAGTAACTTCAGAAGATTTAACAAAGCCCAATTTTAATAATTTTTTATCAGCG